AGATCGGGGTCGAGAATGGCTGGCTGAACGCCGACGAAGTACGGTCCCTGGAGGATATGAACCCGCAGCCTGATGGCATGGGGCAGATATTCCTGGCGCCGTTGAACATGACCAACAAGGCCAATTATTTACCTGGGGCGGCTCCAGCAGATCCGGATCCAGCCGGGGATCCCTCGAGATCCACAAGGCCCGGGCACGAGACCCGGGTGGACAAGAGGGTCCAGGAGAGCCGGTCGGTAGCAGATCGCAGATATGCAGCGGACAAGTACCGCAGTGAGCTGCGTTCGGCTACCGAGAAGGTTGTGGAGGAAGAACTCAGATGGATAGCGGAAGAGCTCGAGAATAAAGACGCGTACGCTGCCAAAGAGTGGATAATTGCCGAGTTTGGCTCGATGGAGAGTTTCGTTGTGGATACGTTCACCCCGATCTACCGCAAGGCCAGCGAGGACCTGTATCCGATATTTGCTGAAGAACTCGGGAAAGATGGTGCTGCCAATGATGATTTCACGCAGCGCATTGATGAGTACATCGCGTCCTTTGCAAAGCGTTTCGTTTCCCAGGACAGGGGTGAGCTTGTTGGGGCAATCAAAGAGGCGATCGAGCAGGATGCGGACTACCGCGAGGCTATAGGGTCCAGAACCGAGAGTTGGCAGGAGAAAAAACCTCAGCGTATCGAGCAACTCGAAACGACACGTATGAGGAACTATTTTGCCCTATCGGCTTACGTGTCGATGGGCATCACGAAGATCAGATCAGTCGCGAACGGGCAGAGTTGTCCATATTGCAATGCTATAAACGGGACGGTGGTAGGAGTAATGGAGCCGTTCATAAGGAAAGGCGAAGAGTTCAAGCCAGAAGGGGCAGAGTACCCTCTGGTACCGACTTCAAACCGGTCACACCCGCCGTATCACGACGGATGCGACTGCGATATCGTTTCAGAGGGGTAATTGTATGAAAAAAGAACTGGAAAGAAGGTACCGATCAATACAGAACATCGAAATCAGGGAGCTCCCGGATGGAGATAAGCTCGAGATAACCGGGTACCCGATCGTTTACGGACAGCGGACTGTCCTATTTCCGGGGGTCGCTGAGGTGATCGAGCAAGGTGCTGCAACGGCAGCCCTGGAGAAGAAAAGCACCCAGGTGTTCTGGAACCATGACAAATCCAAGCCAATGGCCTCGTTCAAAAATGGGACTCTCGAGGCTGGAGAAGATGAGAATGGGGTATGGATGAGAGCCGAGGTCAGCGGATCCGTATGGGGCCGTGAGGGATACGAGGCGATCAAGAGTAAGCTGGTCGATCAGATGTCCTTCGGTTTTCGTGTTGCTCCAGGCGGCGAGGATTGGACAGTTGAGAAGGGAGCTGATGGATCAGTCCTGGAGATCAGAACGATCAAAGAGTTCGAGGATCTTCCTGACTTTTCGCCGGTCACAGAACCGGCCTACCCGACTACAGAAGTCTACGCACGATCGAAAGAGGTGATCTGTCGTAACAAGCCTGATTCTGGGGCGCCAGATAAGGCTACCTCGACGGAGGAGATTACACAGACCCCCACTGAGATCCTGCGGGAAAAAATACGATTAGAAGAGGTGCAAGAATGAATAAATTGCAGAAATTGCTTGATAAACGAGCTGCCCTGATCCAGAAAGGCCGGGAGGTCCTGGACGCGGCAGACGAGGAGAAGAGGAATCTCTCTGCGGAGGAGCGCAGTAAATACGACGCCATCATGGCGGATGTGGATGGTCTCAATGAGGACATCAAGCGGATGCGGCAGCAGATCGCGGCTGAGGGAGACCTCGAGAGACGAGACGGCTCAGGAATCAAACCTCCTGTCGAAGGAGACGAGGAGCAGAGAAAGGATCTGACTCTCGAGTCCGATGAGTACCGGTCCGCATATCTGGGATATCTCAGACGTGGAACGGATCTCAGTCCGGAGGAGCTCAGAGCCATGAGCATCGGTACTGCCGGTAATGGCGGGTACCTGGTACCGACGGATCTGTCAAACCAGATTATCCAGGCGCTGCCTGATGTGTCAGTCGTTCGGAACTATGCCCGAGTGCTGCAGCTGCAGCATGACAGGGACATCCCGATCTCAAACAGCCGCGGCCAGGTTTACTGGACCGATGAGGCTGGAGCTTTCACCGAGAGCACTCCGACCTATGACAAGAAGACCCTGGGAGCTTACAAGCTCACCTACCTGGTCAAGCTGTCTGAGGAGCTGCTTGCTGACAGTGGTTTTGACCTGTTCGCAGAACTGGCCCGGAACTATGCTGACCTCGCAGGGGCTGCCATGGAGACCAAGTTCTGTCAGGGTTCAGGCTCCGGTGAGATCGGTGGCCTGATTACCGGCGGATCCGCTGGAAAGACCGCTGCCGCAGCTGATGCGATCACTGCAGATGAGCTGATAGACTTTGTCTACTCGCTCAAAAAGCAGTACCGCAGACGCGGCGTGATCCTGCTCAACAGCAGCACATCCAAGGCAATCCGGAAGCTCAAGAACGCCTCTACCGGAGAATACCTCTGGCAGCCTGCACTTGCTGCAGGACAGCCGGACAACCTGCTCGGACATCCCGTGGAGGAGACCGCAGGTATGCCCGATATCGCAGCAACCGCAACCCCGTTGATCTTTGGAGATCTGTCCTACTACACCGTTGCTGAACGAGGAACCAGGTCTATCCAGAGACTCAATGAGCTGTATGCAGCAAACGGCCAGGTTGGATTCAGAGTATTCGAGCGCCTCGATGGTGCTGTGATGCTCTCTGAAGCGATCAAGAAGTTCACCATGGCAGCTGTCTAAGGTGAAATAGCACGATAGGAATTTACCCTGGGGCACAGCGCCCCGGGGTTTCCGGAGGAGAATATGAAACAGGTTAAAGTACGAGTAAATGTCGCCCATGCCGGTCCCCACGGATCGTATATCAAAGGGGACGAGACCCTTCTTGATTCAGATGTGGCAAAGCGCTTGGAGAGAGTCGGATATGTGGAGATCCTCAAATCCGGGAGCAAGGAAGAAAGTACCGCGACAGACAAGAAGGACAAAGAGGAGCGATAAATGCTGGTAGGCTGGACGTTCATACAGAGTTTTCTCGACATTCCTGAGACCAAGTACAGTCAGGTTGAAACGCTTATTGGGTGGATCACCAGAAAGGCGGAGGTGATAACTCGGCGGGAGCTCGAGCAGGCTGAACGTACTGTCTACCTCTCCGGTTACGGGGATAAGACCCTGGTGCTTCCGCACTGGCCGGTGGTATCGATAGCTTCGATTACTGCAGATGATACAGAGGTCACAGAATATACACTGGATGGGTCGAAAGGTCTCGTGTATCGGACTGACAGCACGTTCCCGAAGGGTGATCGCAACATCAAGGTTGTGTATACCGCGGGCTGGACCGATTCCACGACCCCGGATGATGTGAAGCTCGCTTGCATTGAGGCAATATCCTGGAATTTGAAGCGTATCAATGACGAGGCTATGGGCATAAAGAACCAAACGACCCCGGACGGGGTAAATGTAGGGTATGAGCTCGTGCTCCCGTTGTCTGTACAGCGTGTGTTTGAGAGTTATAGGAGTGTGGGAGTCTGATGGCCAAGACCAATATCCGCGGTGGGAGATCTAACGGGATCCGCGTCCTGTTTGCCGAAGAGGTAGCGCAGAAACTCAACGCCCTTGCCAAGGACAGCCCCGAGATGCTTAACAAGGTTCTTGCAAGCGTCTCGTTTGCAGCAAAGAAAGAGGTCCAGAAAGGGTTCAGGGCAAACTTCTCCAGGAGAACGGGAAAGTTTGAGAAAGGGATCCAGTATCGGAGGGTACGGAACGCCTATTTCAGACTGAAAGCCCCGAATCTGGCTTCGATTTATGAGTATAAAGGGGCCCACATCACGCCTAAAGATGCCCGGGTGCTGCGGTTTTTCAGTCAGGACGGATCCCTGGTGTTCGCCAAGTACGTGGATATATCACCCCGTCCATTCTTCTACCCTAGCCTCCGTGCTTTTGTGAACTCCGGGCGGATGGAGAGAGCCATAGACCATGAGATTGATCGTGCGGTCAAGGCCAAGGAGCTATAACAGATGAGATGGACTGAGACGACGCTGGACATTGTGAAGGCTTTTTTCGAGAGCAAGCTGAGCACGTACTTGGCCGAGATCAGCACAGAGACTGGCGAGGATCTTCCTGAGCTTGCTTCTATCGAGATCGGGCAGGATTATACCAAGCGGGGGCGATCAAAGCCGTACATACTCATTGATCCGGCCATGATCACTCCCGATGCCGAGGGTTACGGCGTTATCAGTGGGGAGTATCACATTGATATCCTGATCGTGGTCGATGGATATGACAGTGAGATCGTCAGCCGCCGGTGTATGAGGTATGCCGACGCTCTTACTAATTGTGTATGGGATTATGACACGCTTGACGGACAGGTGACTCACGTGAGCGTTGAAAATATCGAATATTTTCCCGGAGGAACCGGGAATGAAAAATATGCACTTATAGCGATCAACGTTATGAGAGAAATGTACAGGGGGTAACAAATGTACAAAAGACAATTTACTGCTGTAACGATCGGCGGACCTGAAAGTACCCTGGGAGACGCAGTTGCCCGGACAAAACGGTTTCCCATTACGGGGCTTTCACTGCTTCAGCGCCAGCCCAGCAAGTCAGATGACGAGGTGATCACCGGCCGGAATGCGAAGGGAGGCATGTTCGTTGACTCTATCGACGTAAATGCCGAGATCCCATGTTACTTGAGGGCTGACGGGGCTGTTGGAATGGGATTTGCCGGGGCTCTTGGAGGGGACATCGCATCCCCCCAGGAAGTAGGCGGCGCGATCCTGCTCAAGTATGCCGGAGCCGATGCTTCAGCGAAGATCAGTATCTCAGGTACTGATATCCAGTCTGAGACTGGTGAGCTCGGGTCAGAGGCTTCTGACACTGACTTCGGAACCAGTGGAACGCTCACGCTTTCAGGGACCCTGGCGGGTCTGCTTACCCAGCTTAACGGTTATGCGGACTACTCGGCAGAGAAGCTCTTCGGGGAGGATTCCCTTGATGTGAGCACCCCGATTGAGATCGCTGCCACCCAGGCGAAAGGCCGCTATGCGGTGATCTTCTTCGGCGAGACGGGCAGTGGAAAATATCTGCATAAGTTTGCTTCCGTGCTGAGCAACGAAGAGCTGCCGACTTACTCGGTACAGTTCGACGGATCCGGGGATAACGACCTGGGTAAAGGCGGGGTATTCGATGGTGTATCGGTATCAGCTGACCTTAAGGGCCGGGCCTCGGTAACCTTCAACGCGATTTTCACTGAAGGAGAAGGCGGACAGACAGCTTCTGCTGTAGAGCTTGCCAAGGTGAGCCCGATGAAGTTTGCCAACGGCAAGACGATCGTCTCAGGGATCGAGCATGTGTACACCAAGAACGTGAGTGCTGAGATCAGTAACAACCATGACGGCGACGAGGGCTTCGGCCAGGGATCTCTATACAAGCAGACTCATGCACGGGGTATGTTCGCTGCTACTGGCAGTGTGACGCTCAGAGCATCTGCGATCACCGAAACAGAAAGGGCGAAAGTTGCATCCAATGATATTGGATCTCTGCAGCTCTTCTTCGAGGGTGGAACAAAAGAGATCGCACTCATCGACATGCCCTCGGTCGTGTATACCGAAGAAAGCAAGGCCGAAGGCGGGGTTGCCATCGAGCAGTCTCTCTCCTTCGAGGCTATCGACAAGAACAGTTACGATGACATGGTGACAGTGTACATGGTAACTGACGACTCAGCAGCATACTAGGGGGTAGATAATGGGCTGGAAAGATGAAGCAAAAAGAACGGTTGTCGGGGATAAGGTCGAGCTGAAGACCTTCCCCGGCTACTGGATCAAACCGAAGAAATACAGCGTGGCTGGCAAGGATGCGATCAACGAGGAGCAGCGCAAGCTTCAGCAGGGGATCGACAAGAAGGCCATGGCCAGCGTGATCAAAAAACTCGACATCGAGGCCGACGGTAAAGATGAGACACAACTGATGGGCGAGATCATGGACAAGCTCACCGATGATGAGCTCGCCGCTATGATGGACAGCCAGTATGTTCCCTCTGCCAACTACATCAAAGTCCGCCTGAGAGAGGGGATTGACTCGCACAACTTCTGTGATGCGGCTGAGTCCCACGACGTAAAGGCCTTCGTGGATGACATACTCGCCTATCCGGAAATCACTGAGGAGATCCTGAGGATCGTGGAGGAACACAACCGCCCTTTAGCGGGGAAGTCATCCAAGAAATCAAAGATGCGACCGAGTGGGTCTACCACGGAACCAGCTTCGACTGGGGAGACACCCTCCCCGACGGAAGAGAGCCCGCAGAAATCGTAGAGACCTGGGGTCCATGGGTGCAGGACTGCATCCGGCTCATGGACTCACATGGTGCCTATGCCCGGCTCAAGTATCCCGGGGGTCTGATAGACCAGCCAAGCCGTGACATGGACATATTTGATGTGATCAAGGGTAAGTGGAACGAGCTGAGGAACAGGGAGATGGAGGATAAATGGCCCAAAACAAAGTAAGTGTAATTATCGACGGAAAAGAGTTTGTCTCCAAGGAGGCACAACAGGCCGGCCGATCCCTTACTACGCTCGGCCAGACCTCCGAGAGGGTATCGAAGGTAATCAAGACCGGTGTGATCGCCTCTATTGCAGCCGCTGTCGCCGGTATCACCAGTGCGGTGAAGGTTGCCAAGGGATCCCTGCAGGAAGCGGCCAAGATGGAGCAGATTGATACCTCATTCAACGTGCTTATCGGCAATGCGGAGAAGGCGCGCCAGGTCCTCTCAGATCTGCGGGATTTTTCAGCTTCCACTCCCCTGCAGTTTGAGACGATCACCAAGGGAGCGCAGAACCTTATGGCCTTCGGTATCGCCGCTGAGGATGTC